CTGGGGTTGTTCGCAAAACGTGTAAATTTAGGATAAAAATATCTATTTAACTTCATCAGCCAGCGGAGGTAATTTTGATGGCTTTTGACATAATAGCAGCAATTATAATCTCAATGGTAAGTATGGCGATTGCTGTCTTGGGTACTCTTTTCTTCGGGAAGAAGTCTTTCACTGAGTTGGTAACTCAGGCAGTAACAACAGCCATGCAACACCATGAAGTAACATACCATAGAAAAATAATAGAGCCCTTTATTTCAGAAGAGATGGATAAAAGAATCGAAAAAGCGATAAGTCAGCATCAGAGTAGTTGTCGTGTGGTTGCGGAGCGACCCAAATTTGACTCTCTTGATAAGAGGGTACATAAAGTAGAAAAAATCCTATCTGCCTTATATATAAAACAGGGCGGCAGTATAGAGGAAATAAATAACATTGTGGGGTGACAAGATGCCAACCGTTCCAGTGAACCCAAAAGAAATCTATGCGCCCCGCAAATATTTTATTGAATTAGCTGACTTCAATGGGCCAACTTTTAAGCAGCTTATTGAGACTTTCAATGTAGAGTCCAATGAAGACGGACAGTACCCAATTTTCAGAATAATGGCCATATTAAATGGCCTCCGTAAAAAGAGAGGTAAGACGCTTGATATACCAAGCGATAAAGGTGATGATTCCCTTTCTATCAAACAAGAACTTGAATATGAGAAATTGCAAGAGGTGAGAATAAAGAACAGGGAGCGGTTGGGTCGTCTAATCCCTGTTGAAGTAGTAAAAAGCAGGATAAGGGACGACTATAGTGCGGTGGCTAATGCAATACGCTATGGTGCGAAATTGGCCGCTGTTAAATTATCCATTTGCTCCAACGCTCGTGACTGTGAAAATATAATGATTGACACTTGGAATAAAGCGCTGGAGTATTTGAAAGAGAGTTCCAAAAATGTCAGATGGGAAGAAGAAGGCTCACAGGTTAAGCTCGGAAGAACTGGAGTGGCTGAGAGTTCCGAAGAGAGTTCCAGCGGAAACGGTAATTGAGAGGATAAGGATTCCTTTTAAGTCTAATGTTTTTGACAGCATAGATTTAAAACTTACTCCTTATCTAAGAGAGCCTTTATCTTATGTTGGAGACCCTGACGTCCAATGGATAGGAATCTTCGCTCCGACCCAATCTGGCAAATCAGTTTTTCTACAGGGCGCAGTTGCTGATGCGATAGACCAAGACCCTGGACCTTTACTATACCTATTCCCTGATGAAAAGTCAGGTAAAAAACAGCTGAAAGAGAAAATCACTTCGATGATTGAACTTTCGCCCTTTCTTTCAGCTCACACCACAGGCCGTGCTCGGGATATTTCAAAACAAGAAATAAATCTCGACAATATGACGGTTTCAGTTGGTTGGGCGGGCTCTTTGGCAACTATGTCTTCAACGCCTTACAAGCGTTGTGTTCTTGATGAAGTACGTTTGATGAAACTTGAAGTTGGCAAAGAGTCCAACGCTATTAAGTTCGCAGGCGACCGACTCACGACGTACCTTGACATGGGTATAGGTCAAGGATATATGGTCTCGTCGCCTTCGGTCAAGGGTGATTTATTGCATCAGCAACTTTCAGTCCCTGGGACTTTAGTTTTAAATTGGCATGTGCCGTGCCCTTCATGTGGAGAGTATCAGGAGCTTGATTTTTTCAAGCACCTGAAATTCCACGAAGGAAGAGTGAAATGCCTCTGTTTGTACTGCGGAGGGGAATTTAAGGATGACGATAAAAAGATTGGGTTAAATTCGCGTGGTGTATACGCTCCCCGTAAGGCTAAAATAAACCTTGACGGTACACTTGTAGAGCCATACGATAAACACCAAAGAATGTTTTTCCATTGGGCTATTGAAACTCCCTTTCGTAGTTTTACTCGTATATATAATGAATATCTTGCAACTAAAGATAAGATTCACGACTATAAAAACTTCTGGCAGTGTTGGCTTGCTCGTTTCTGGATTGAGGACGTTAGCAAAACCAGCTCCCTTGCATTAAAGAAGAGAAGAATAGATTACCAGAAAGGCAATGTACCCAAAGGCGTGAAGTTGCTTACTGCTGGGGTTGATACTCAAGATAACGGTTTTTATGTAACTGTTAGAGGTTGGGGTGAGGGTCGTAGGACTTGGCTTATAGATGAATATTTTATCCCTTGCAATGTTCACGTATCTACATCTGCTGAAGTTGGGCTGTTGTTCGATAGAGACGTGTTTGAGCGTATTTACGTTGGTGCAGGGAAAGAAAAATGGCGGATAGCTTTTTGCGCTATCGACACCGGTGGCCACCGTACAAAAGAAGTTTACGATGCCGTCGGGACAATGCCTAACATGCTCCTGATTAAAGGCGCACATGCAACCCAAGCAGCCCCTTACACTTACAATAAAGATTTGAATCTATACCACGTAAAAACGTCAGAATATCTTGACGAGACAGAACTTCGTTCTGATACTGTTGAGTGGTTTCTACCTGAGAATGTGAGTGACGGTTACTTAACCCAATTTTGTAATATAAGAAAGACGATCGAGAGAAATAAAAAAAATGGTGAAGAGAAAGTCATTTGGAAAAAAGTTGGTCAGTGTGACTATCGTTTTGCAGAAGTCCATTCTTTTATATGCCTTGATATACCTACAGTTCATGGGGTACTTAGGTATGAAATCGAGAAAAGTGACTTCAAATTAAACCCATGCTTGCTTGAGGAAGAAAATAATAGAGAAGTACAAGATTCTCATTATAACCCAAGACAAGAATATGATATTGGCGGTTTCGACTGGTAAGGAGGTTAAAATGGCTTTTACTTGGGCTATGTTCCTTGTTGAGCTTAAAGAGTACATGGCTGGTCGAAAGACCGAAGATTGGTTTATTAGCAGCTTAGAAAATAGCCGTGAGATGAGGACTACTTACACTATACTTGGTAATTTTACAAAGTTTTATGAGTGGGTGGAGAGAAAAGCAGCAGAAGAGGCACTTGGGTCAGAGCCAGGAGCTATAAACCACAGCATAGCGGGGTAAACTAATGTCTACTTTTGAAGGTGCTGCTGATAGTGTTTATACTAAATACTGGGAAGTAGCTGGGTTGATGACCCCAGACTATGAGTTAGACCAAGGCTCCTCTCTTAAAAAGCTAAGGTTGCGTAGCCGACAACTGATAAAAGATGGTGGTGTACCTGCTGGTATTCAGCAAGCATACATCAATTTTATCGCAGGCGGCGAGATTGCAGTAAAAAGTAATAGCACTTCACCTCGGCAAGTTAAGCAAATTAAAGAGTTCTTAAAAATCCAGCTTAACAAACTCGATATGACTGGAACGGAGTCTCTTAACGGCTTTGTTGAGCAGGTAATAGGGGCCGCTTTTCAAGACGGCGACGTTTTAATAAATTTACCTCTCGATAACAGACGAAAAAATGTAAAAACAGTGGTTGAGGTGATTGAGGCCAACCGGATTGAAACTCCAGCCGATAAAGAGTCTACTCGTCGTGGAGTGTATAAGTCAAATGTTCGCCACGGTGTCCAATATGATGACGAGGGTAGGATTCAAGGGTATTGGGTCAGGAAAGCAAACCACGATACTTTAAGTCGAACGTCATTAGACGCTTTCGACTTTTATCCTATGTACCGTGAGTTTGACGGTATCCGTCGTAGAGTTACTTGGTTGTTCAAAGCTCCCCTCTACACAAGACCCAATGCTTCTCGCCAATACCCTGTAATGACTCCTATAATCACTTTGTTTAAATATATTAAGGATTATAAGGAAGCGGTTCTGATTGGGGCAAGAGTAGCTGCTTGCTTTTCTGCTTTTGTGAAGACTTCAAACCCTGCCGGTTCATATAAGACAATGACCAGTGTCGGTGGAGCTACCCAAACTAATGCCGAGAGAACTGTAAGAGTTACTAAGTTACAGCCAGGCACTATAACGTACCTTAAAGACAATGAGGATATACAATTTGCTGCGCCTAACAGGCCTGGCGACAACGTGGACCCTTTCATCTTAAGGCTGTATAAAACTATCGCTGCTTACATGCGTATTCCTTATGAGATTCTGTTTCTGGATTTGAGCGAGACTAACTATTCTTCTTGGCGAGGCGGGGTTATTGAAGCTTACAAGATGGTTGGTCGGTGGAGAAGAGAGTTGGGTCGAATCATTGAGTGGGCGGTGAGCACTTTGGTGTTTGAAGCAATGCTCAATGGTGATATTATTGGTTCTCTGGACGATGCTCATTTAGTTATAAGGTGGCCAGCTAAAGGCCTTCTCGACCCTGAGAAGGAGGCTCGTGCTAATAAGTTAAGGCTGCAAAACAACACCACCACAAAGCGCAGAATTGCAGAAGAAGAAGGCGAAGACTATGATGAGCTGCTGATTGAAAGAGAGAAAGAAGAGATAGAAGAATTAGAGCTTATCGCTAAGAAGCTTAAGAAGAAGAAGGAACTCGAAGAAAAACATGGCATACTAATCGCCGATGAAGATGAGGGCTCAGTTGACCTTGGACCTGATAACAGAAACACCTCTAATTCTCGTAGAAAAGGAGAGGCCGAAGGTGAGGACTTAGACCCAGACGACGCTAAGGAGAGGAGAAAGTCAGATGGAAACTGGTAGTTATTTACTTGACACCTTGAATACCGTTCCTTGGTGTATAAGCTTACCCAAACTCCAACAAATACAAGAGGTTTTAAAACTAAAATATTTTGATAATATAAACTATGAAGACGTGAAACGTAGTCATGATTCTTTCATGGCAAGTGCTTTAAGCCGTAAAGTAGACCCTGAAAAAGGCTATGAAATAACGAACGGTAAAGCAATTATTCCGGTACACGGGACTCTTCTACGTAAAGCTGGTTGGTTGGATGCTATGTCAGGTGCTCAGAGCTTGGGTCAGATAGAAGATAATATCCGCAGTGCTTTGTCCGATAGAGCAGTCAGCCATATCATACTTGATGTCGATAGCCCAGGAGGGCACGACCCATATGCAGTGGCTGAGATGGTTTATAAAGGCAGAGAAGAGAAAAGGATAACTACGCTTGTTACCGGTCAAATGGGGAGTGCTGCAACATGGATAGGCTCTGCGTCAGATGAAGTTTATTCAGTGTCTCCCGCTGCTTGGGTTGGAAGTATTGGTGTTTACTTGGCTCACACTCAAATGGACTCTGAGTACAAAGTAACCTATATCCAAGCCGGTAAATACAAGACAGTAGGTAGAGCCGATGCCCCCCTTTCCGAAGAAGACAAAGAATACTTACAAGATTTAGTAGACAAACAATATTCAATTTTTATTGAAAGTGTAGCAAAATACCGAGGCGTATCAAACGAAAAAGTCTTAGAAGAATGGGCCGATGGTAAATTATTTTCAGCGAACGACGCCGTGGAACTTGGGTTGATTGATGGCGTTGCTTCAATCGATGAAATCCTTAACAGTTGAGGAGGAAGAATGCTCCCTAAGAAACTCAAAGACGCGACGTTAGAAGACGTTCGCAATGAACTACCGGAAGTCTTTGCTTCTATCGAGAAGCTTGGGTTTGATTCCCGTAACGAAGAAGTTGCAGGGCTAAAAAACTCAGTGACTGAGAAAGATGCTCTCATTAAAAAAGAGCAAGAAAAACAAGAAGTTCTTTCTTTTGCCTCAAAACTCGGCAATACAGAGCTGGCTACTAAGCTGCTTGCAGATGGTAAGAGCAAAGTCGAAGCAATCGAAGCTATCGCTGCTGCTTACGAACCTAAGCAGGAATCGCCGGTGGAAGGTGCTAAGGCTTTGTTTGAAAAAACTGCGCCGCCCGCAGCTGGTTCGGACAGCGAGCACGAGGATATTGAAGTGGACTCTTGGCCAAAAGCTGTTGCAATGGTTCAGAAGCGTGAGAACTGTTCACGTACTGAGGCCATTAAGATGGCTACCGTAGAGTTCGAGGACTTACACGCAAAACAATTTCGGAGGTAAGAAATGTTCTTTGGTGAAACCCAATTCCCTTTGACGCTCATCGCTGCTTCACAGCTTCACCGTTATCGGCTGGTGACCATTATTGCTGGCGTACCTGCGTATGCCTCTGCTGGCGGTCGTGTTGATGGTGTTACCCGTGCAATTGGCGATGAGAATGACTATGCCGTTGCAGTATACCCAATCAGCAAAATCGACCGGACTTTTTTCGTTGAGGCTGCTGGTGCTATCGCCGCTCACGGCGCGGCTTTCGCTACTACCGACGGTAAGGTAATAGGTAAGTTGTACGATGTTTTCAACCGTTCTGAGCAGGATGTCCCTGATGCTCCCGCTACTGGTCGCTATCTGGTTCCTGCCGCTGGTTGGTCGTCTGAGGCTGATTCAGCCGATAAGATTGCTTACTACGACGGTGCTGCTTGGACCTACACTGCTGCCGTAGAGGGTAACGTCTTGTATATCGCTCAGGAAGACAAGTACGTCATCTTTAACGGTACTGCTTGGGTCGATGCACAGGTTATCGGTTATTCAAGCGAAGTCGCCGTTGATGGTCAGACTATTGCTCTTTACAACTACGGTCAGTCAGAGGAGATTCGTCGCGACCAATTGCCATCTGAGCTTAACCCTGCTGCAAAGATTGTCGCTGCCGGTTTGAGCGATGCCGAGACCGACGACGATTCAGAAGTCGTTGTCCTGGATGCTCGTATAGCTGCGACAGATATTGCCCTTGTCACTCTCAAGGCAGCTGGTAATGCGGTCTACGTGACTAAAGCTGCTTGTACCGCTGGTACTCTCACTGTAACCCTCAGTGGTAATGGTGGTGCTGGTACTGTTGTCAACTACACTATTCTTCGTTCTCTTGACTCATAAGGAGTAATTAAATGCCTGGTGCACAAAAATCACCTGATGCAACTCTTCGTACCGACCTTATGGAACTGGTAGTTGAGTATAATTTTGAGGAGTTGGGTTTGATGGCTGAAGTCGTCGCCCCCACTGTTCTTGTTTCCGGAACTTCTGGTGAGTATCCGGTTCTACCCCGTGAGGTTATGGGTAAGATACCTGACACTCGTCGACAGAGTGATGGTTCTTTTCGTCGCGGCACTTGGGACTGGAACTCAGACAGCTATTTCACCCGTGAATACGGTTATGAAATGTCTGTTGACCTGACCCAAGCGTTGAGAAATCGTAAGTACATTGACGAGGAGGCTTGGTCTGCTGCGCTGGCAAAGCAAGGTATCCTGCTTAACCGTGAGTCACGAGTCGCTTCTGCTCTTATGAATGAGACGACCTTCTCCGGTACGGCGAATCTGTTGACTCTCACTGATGAGTGGGATGACGCAAGCAATGCAACTCCTTGGGCTAATGTCGAAGCTGCCGCGCAGAAGCTGTTGGCAAAATGTGGTATCCGTAAAAAGTTTGCTACTCTGGTTTTGCCGAGCTACGCTATTGATTACGTAGTTAGGGCTGATGAGATTATTAACAATGCCAAGTACACCGAGAACTTGCTGTTGAAACCTCGTGAGGTTCAGATTCAGTTCCTTGCTTCTTACTTCGGGGTAAAGAACATCATTGAAGTGGCTTCACTTTACGATGCTTCTGGTCTCGGCAAAGATGCCTCATTTGCTGAGGGTTGGAATGAAGACTACGGTATGCTCTGTGTCATTGAGGCTTCGGCTCGACCCAACCTGATGCATCGCTCCGTGATAATTCAGCCGACTTGGAGTGAGTATGCTCAAGACCTCTTGATTGAAGACTATCGAAGTCCTGAGACTCGTTCTCATGTCTACCGCGCCCTTGAGTACCGTGGTATTAAGGTGCGTACTGATTATGGTGTCCTTATCAAAAACTTGAAGACTGCTTAATTTTATGTGGCGTAGAGAAATCTCTACGCCACTTTTCCGTTTAAGTGGAGGTTGCTTTGTCTAAACCAGATATAAGTATAAACTATCAACCTCGTTGGGTCACGAACAAGATAAATGAGTACCGTCAAATTATCTTCCACAGCCTTGCAGCTAACATTGACCAGATAAGGGTTAGAGCTGCTGAGAAGTATATCATACCCAATACCACGGGTATACGAAACCCCTACTACGCTTCTAAGAAGCAACCCTCTCACCCTTCTAAGTTGACAGAGCGCACAGGCAACCTTATAAGGATGCTTAAACATAAAACCAAAACAAGCCACTGGAACTTTGGAACCGCTACGACTAAGAATCGAGTTAAGAGTGCGACCCTTAGAACAAACGCGTTTAAAGGTCGAATAAAAGTAGACGGTGGTTTTCGTTCTGCCCATGAAAGCTATATCGCTGAGCTAAAAGTTGACATTGACGAGGCTGCTCTTTTAGATAGCCGAGTATCCAGGAGCAGGAGATTCCATACGATAAATCGAATGGTCCATACACAGAACGGTCCAGATATACAGCAAACTAAAACAAAAATAACTAAGAGAGAGACAAAGCAAACTCTCGCAATGAGGTTTAAACATGAAACAGGTATCCGAGGAAAAAAGAGACCATTCCTCCGACCCGCTGCTGAGGACCAGCACTTTTACACACAGAATTTGATTGCACGTAAGCTAAAGGACTTGGGTCGATATGTATAAACTAACGATAAACGGTCAATCGTGGACCGGCGACATACACGACGCCACCGGTTACACAACACATATAAGGAGCAATTGTGCTTAATTCAGTCAAGCAGGAAATAAAAGACAATGCCATGAAAGAGATGGCCGCGTTGTCTAAAAAAGGTAAAGAAGCATTTGTTGGTTTTGGGAATATTTTAGCTCAGTTTGGAACTTTACAGCAAAATATCAATGAGCTTATTTTGGATGGGACTTTTACGGCTGATGAACTTTCAGACCTGTTGGAAGACTTTGCGGCTTATCCTGCCGATATTCGCGCGCTTCATGAACAGGCCGGCTCTCTCATACCCACGGCTGAATAATGGCATTGACGTTTTACAATGGCGCAAAAGTAGCCATAAAGTGCACTGCGCTGCCTGAATATATGGCGGCAGGGGACAATACCGTTCCTCTGGCCATATCATCGGCGGGTATTGATGGCGCGTCATACGATGCGTTTTGGGCTGAGGTTGACACTAATGGTAGCAATCTCGCTGCGACGCTGGAAAATGGCCAGCCTATACCTATTGACAAAGTAAGCTGCGACCCAGTTGCACGGACAATGCAGGTTTGGGTACAGTGGCAGAATGTGAGCAGCTTGTCGGG